AACAAAGATATTATGAATGATAGAGTTAAGAAGAGGGAGTATTGGCGTCCGTTTGCTGGTATAATGTTGGAGGAGTATGTTGATGAATATTTCGACGAGGGTATGATTACTCCGTATATGTTGTACTCTCAGACATCTATCACCAAGAAACTCCCCGCTATTGACCATAGGGATCGCACATGTAGGATTCAAACAGTAAACGATGAGTTGAATCCTAGAATGTGTCAGTTGCTTCGGAAACTAGAGGTTCCTGTTCTAATGAACACCTCATTTAATATCAGCGGTGAACCAATCGTTGAAACTCCAGAGGACGCCATTGCCTCATTCAAGAAAATGGACATTGATTATCTTGTCATTGGTAACTACTTACTATGGAACTGAAGGATTGGTTGAACTCTATTAACATGAACAAACAGGATCTTAGTGAGGATCCTGAGGCATGCAAAAAGTATCCTGCTTACATCGTGAATCGTTGTATGTCTGGGCACATCGATGCTATCTTGTTTGCTAATGAGATGAACAAGAATACTCATCTTAACAAAGACATGCAGTACCATTTCATGCTACATAGTCTGAGAAAGAAGAAGAGATTCTCTCCCTGGTTGAAGCAAGAGAAGATTGCTGACCTTGAAGTAGTAAAAAAATACTACGGGTACAGTAACGAAAAGGCACAACAAGCACTTAAGATTCTCTCGCCAGAGCAAATCAAATTCATCCATAAGAAAATGGATACAGGTGGTATTAAGAAATGAAAGTATTGAGCATTGATATTGATTATGCGTTTCCTACAGTAGATCAATGGCCAAATGAAGACAACGAAATGTTTTCTGAATGGCATCCATACACTAAATGGTATGAATATTTTCTCAGGTATCCTCACTTAAATACTAGAGAAAATATAATCAATGAACAATGCTTAGATTATCTCATAGAAACATTTACGAAAGCACTTTCTTCTAATCCAAACGCACATGTTTGGTTTGGAATGGATCATGATTATATTCTTTCATATCTTCATGATAAGGATAATATTGAAATCGTCAACATCGATCACCATGATGATTTCTTGGCTGGGTGTTATGTTGGACCGCAACATGGAGATGATGAAGAACTGCATCTGGGTGGATATCTAACTGAATATATCATGGCGAAAGCGCATGGAAAAGTAGATGAAGGTAGTTGGGGATCATATCTACACTCTCAGGGCAAATTGAAGAGTATGGTTTGGATTCGTAACGATGACGGCACTCATAATGATGATACTCGTACACCGTACAATCAGTTCCTATGCAAAAATCTTGGCACTCCATGTGAGTGGGAAACAATGTTTGCTGAAGAATATGATCATGGAGATTATCAATATGATGCAATTTTTGTTTGCCTTTCCCCTTCGTATTTGCCAACAAGTCAGTGGCATTTGTTCTCTTTATTCTTGGGAATATATGAAGATTTTACTGGTAAGAGTTGCAAACTAGATGAGTTTTGGGACAAAAAATGGATGACTAAGATGGGTTACGGTAAAGCAAGAGAAATTCTTAAAGAGTCTTTAGATCAAGTCAAGAAAAGTTTTGATAAATAATACAAAGATTTTTGATTTATTGAAATGAGCGTCGTTGTTGAACCGACCGTTGCTTGGTCGCCCGATAAGATGATTGAAGTTTCTTTGAGTGAACCTGATGATTTCCTGAAGGTAAGAGAAACCCTAACAAGAATTGGTGTAGCATCCAGAAAGGAAAAGAAACTCTACCAATCCTGCCACATTCTTCACAAGCAGGGTAGATATTACATCGTTCACTTCAAAGAGTTGTTTGCTCTTGACGGTAAGAAGGCAAATCTGACCGTTAACGATGTCCAGCGTCGTAATAGAATCTCTCAACTGCTTGCTGATTGGGGACTGATCACTGTTGTTGATGCAGAAAAGATTCAGGACATTGCTCCTCTTAATCAAATCAAAGTTCTTTCCTACAAAGATAAGAACAACTGGGTTCTTGAAACAAAATATAACATCGGTCGCAAGACTAAGGTAGAAGGAGAAGAAACCGTATAAATAATTCGTCGCTCTTTCGTGCGCGACTCTATACATACGGAATATACGCTACTTTATGGGGGGTTTACCGACCCCCCTTTTTAATGCAAACTTATATAATTAGTAGTGGATGCCGAAAGGGTCCACACAACACAAACTCGCTTTTAAAGGAGCTACCATAATGGCAAACCTTGCACGGTATAATGCGTCGGATCTTTCTACTTTGATGGATAAGATCACACGCAATAGCATTGGCATGGATGATTATTTCGATCGTATCTTCAAACTACACGAAACTACTTCCAATTATCCCCCATATAACCTCTACAACATCAGCAATACTGAATGTAAGCTGGAAGTCGCCTTAGCAGGATTTAAGAAGGCGGAGGTGTCTGTCTATACGGAGGCTGGTAAACTCTTCGTAGAGGGGCAGAAGGAGGACAAAGAGACCGATACCATCTTCTCCCACAAAGGATTGGCGCAGAGGTCCTTTACGAGGGTCTGGACGCTCTCTGATGAGACGGAAGTTAGGGATGTGATCTTTGAGGACGGTCTCTTGACAGTGACTCTTGGGAAGATTATCCCAGAGGCGCATAAGCGTAGGGACTGGTTCTAAATATCGGGGGGAGGCATCCCCCCTTTTTTATTTTTTAGAGACAGACAATGGCAACTAAAGAAACGAGAAGAGTTGTTGGGGAGTTGAATGAGAAAAAAGAAGAAAGAGAACTTATAATTGAAACTACCAAGGCACTTCAACCGCCTAATAATGAAGACATTGCTGATTTTGATCCATCCACTAGAGGGTTTGACAACAAACTTCTCTCTATTGTTGGTCAAATTCATGACAAACAGGCACAAATTATTAGCATTGCTAACACCGCACAGTATGTTGCTGGGTGTGGAACCACATCAACAACTGGAGTCAATCAAGATTTAGCACAAGTCAAGACTTGGAATCTGAATACAGTTGGGTATACTGGGGATGATCCAGAAGGCAATGTAAGTTACAGCACACTGTCATCATCTACCATTGGAATTGGGTCTATGAATGTCTACACCAACAATGGTGGGTCTTCAATTGGCACTTATTACAACTTACTAGGTCCTGGTTACGGAACAAGCGTTGATGGTGTTACCGCAGTTACACCCACTGCCACTGATAATGCTAACTGCACAGCATGTAAGAATGCTATATCAACTTTAAATTCAGAAATCACAACTCTTAGATCGCAAATCACTCCTCTCGTTAGTGACATTAATTCACTAAAAGAAGAGAGGACTGAACTGCACAGGAAGAGATATCAACTGGCAAAAACGCTGGTGATTATTCAGGAACAGATTGATAACCTTGAATCCCTTCTTGCCATTTTGAACGATCCTGACAATGATTCCCTGATCTAAATAATGTGCTATAATACCAAGAGGTAAAAACTGTACTATGTCCGTTAGAGTCGCTGTGATTGGCGGTGATCAGATCATCGCTGACATCAAAGAAATGATTGATCCTGAAGATAAGACCCGTCAATACATTTTCAACAGTCCATATCGTGTTATTCTGCAACCGACGATGACACTTATGGAAGAGACTGAGGAAGCTCCAAACACCTCTCAGGTTTCTCTTGCTACTTGGCAACCACTTACATCTGATTCGATGTTTATCGTCAATCCAAATGCAGTTCAAACAATCTTTGAACCAGTTGCCGATCTTAAAAATATGTATAGGGAGTTGATCGATGCCATCAGTTAAAGTTATTGTTCTCAAAGACGACTACAAATGCCTCATCGCAGGAGTAGAAGAAGTTTATGGTGCCGACATTGGTGAACCAGATTGTGAACTTACCAATCCGTATGAGTTCATTGTGATGGACGAAGACTTTGAGGGTGACTACAAGGATCGCCTCAAACCCTGGAACATTATGAATCTCAGTTCTCAGGATAAGTGTAGAATTGGTAGTGATACTATTCTTACTCTTGTTACACCTGAACCTTTCATCCTTCAAGCATACAATCAACTGCTATCTGAATGAAATTCTATACTAATGTACAAATGATTGGGGACCAGTTCCTCGTTCGTGGTTATGAAAATGGTGAGTACATTCAGTTTAGAGAGAAATACAAACCTACATTATTCGTTCCTGCTAAGAAAGAGACCTTCTACAAGACTCTCGATGGTGATTATGTTGAACCCATTAAACCTGGGTTTGTGTCAGACTGTCGGGAGTTTTTGAAGAAGTATAGTGAGGTCGAGAACTTCAAGATCTATGGCAATGAGAGGTTTATCTATCAGTATATTTCTGATAAGTATCCTCAGGAGCAGATTGATTTTGATACCAGCAAGATTCGTCTTGTAACTGTTGATATTGAGACCCGTTCTGAGAACGGATTTCCTGATGTTGAGTCTGCTGACCAGGAAATCCTACTCATTACCATCCAAGATTACAATACAAAGGAGATCACCACCTGGGGTCAAGGTCCATTCAAGATCAAACAGGATAATGTTCGCTACATTCAGTTCAATAATGAGCGTGATCTGCTGAATGATTTTATCAACTGGTGGATGGCAAATACTCCCGATGTCGTGACTGGTTGGAACATCCAACTGTTCGATATCCCGTTTATTACCAAGCGTATTGATCGTGTTCTGGGAGAAAAACTTGCTAAGAGACTGTCTCCTTGGGGTTTAGTATCCCAGAAAGAGGTGTTCATCAAGGGTCGCAAGCAGGTTTTCTATGATATTGGCGGCATTACGCAACTAGATTACCTAGATTTGTATAAGAAATTTACTTATACGAACCAGGAATCGTATCGTCTGGACCACATCGCCAATGTAGAACTTGGTCAGAAGAAACTCGATCACTCTGAGTTTGATACCTTCCAAGAGTTCTATACTAACGGTTGGCAGAAGTTTGTAGAGTACAACATCATCGATGTGGAGCTCGTAGACCGTCTTGAGGATAAGATGAAGTTGATCGAGCTCGCCTTGACTATGGCATATGATGCCAAAGTGAACTATAATGATGTCTTCTATCAGGTGCGGATGTGGGATACCATCATCTACAACTACCTGAAGAAGAAAAACATTGTTATTCCTCCTAAGGAGCAGACGGATAAGGATGAAAAATATGCAGGGGCGTATGTTAAGGAACCGAATCCTGGGGTATATGATTGGGTGGTCAGCTTTGATCTTAATTCCCTGTATCCTCATCTTATTATGCAGTACAACATCTCCCCTGAAACCCTCATCGACGAACGGCATCCCACTGCATCTGTTGAAAGGATCCTAAAGGAAGAGATTAACTTTGAGATGTATAAAGACTACGCTGTCTGCGCTAACGGTGCCATGTACCGTAAGAATAAGAAGGGATTTCTCCCCGAACTGATGGAGAAAATGTATGGCGAGCGTGTCATTTTCAAGAAGAGGATGCTCAAAGCCAAACAGGAGTATGAGAAGACACCTACTGATGCACTTAAAAAAGAGATCGCCAGATGTAACAACATTCAAATGGCGAAAAAGATTTCTCTTAACTCTGCTTATGGTGCTATTGGTAATCAATACTTCAGGTATTTCAAACTAGCAAACGCAGAAGCAATCACTCTGTCTGGTCAGGTCTCGATTCGTTGGATCGAGGACAAAATGAATGAATATCTAAATAAACTTTTGCAAACCGAGGGTAATGATTATGTCATCGCTAGCGATACCGACTCAATCTATCTTAATCTCGGACCTCTTGTTACTAAATTTTTTGGTAATAAGTCTGGTGATAAAGCAGCAGTTGTGGGGATACTTGACAAGATCTGCCAAGAAAAGTTGGAACCATTCATCGAATCCAGTTATCAGGAACTTGCGGATTATGTTTCGGCATATGAACAGAAAATGAGCATGAAGCGGGAGAATATTGCTGACCGTGGTATTTGGACCGCTAAGAAGCGTTACATTCTCAATGTATGGAATAGTGAGGGCGTTGCATATACTGAACCTAAATTAAAGGTGATGGGTATTGAAGCAGTAAAGTCCTCAACTCCTGCTCCCTGTCGTCAAATGTTGAAGGATTCTTTCAAGATTATGATGTCAGGATCTGAAGATGATATGATAGACTATATAGATACATGCCGTAAGAAATTTAAGCAACTGTCGCCCGAAGAGATCTCTTTCCCGAGGTCTGTTAGTGATGTTACAAAATACAAATCTTCGTCAGATATCTATATTAAGGGAACTCCTATTCATTGTCGGGGTGCCTTACTATACAATCACTATGTAAAGAAAGCGAAACTTACCAACAAGTATTCGCTTATCCAGAATGGAGAAAAGATCAAGTTCTGCTACCTCAAAAAACCGAACATTATTCACGAGAACATCATCTCCTTCATTCAGGATTTCCCAAAAGAATTGGGTATTGGCAAGTATGTTGATTACGACTTGCAATTTGATAAAGCATTCTTGGAACCTCTAAAGATTATCCTTGATGCTATAGGTTGGAATGTAGAAAAGACTGTAAACCTGGAGATGTTTTTCTCATGAATGAAGAATATGTGTATTCTGATGACGAATCCAAACAAGATAAATGGAATCGTGGATTAGATATTTTTATTGAAAGTGTTCTAGAACCAGATCCTGTGCTCAGGACATGTGCTCATGAGCAACGGTGCTATCACGAACTTATGGATGTTCGCCAAAATGTGCTAGAATACCTGAAGACACTGCGCTGGAATTGAATGGACTTTTTGAAAGAGATTGTGAAGGAGGTTGGTGGTGAATACACCCAACTTGCAGCAGACATCGATGACTCCGAAACTTATGTTGACACGGGTTCGTACATTTTTAACGGACTCGTTTCAGGTAGTGTATTTGGTGGTGTATCTGGGAATAAGATTACTGCTATTGCTGGAGAGTCTAGCACTGGAAAGACTTTCTTCAGTCTCGCCGTTGTTAAGAATTTTCTTGATTCCAATCCCGATGGTTATTGTCTCTATTTTGATACTGAGGCAGCTATCAATAAGTCCCTACTTGAATCTAGGGGCATTGATCTATCCCGCGTAGTGGTTGTCAATGTGGTTACCATTGAAGATTTCCGTGGTAAAGCACTGAAGGCAGTGGATATGTATCTGAAGAAACCTGAGGGAGATCGCAAACCCTGCATGTTTGTTCTAGATTCTCTTGGCATGCTGTCCACAGAAAAAGAGATTACCGATGCTTTGAATGACAAGCAAGTTCGTGATATGACTAAATCACAACTTGTAAAAGGTGCCTTCCGTATGTTGACATTGAAGCTTGGACAGGCTAATATACCCATGATCGTTACTAATCACACCTACGATGTCATTGGTTCTTATGTCCCTACAAAGGAAATGGGAGGAGGCAGCGGACTCAAGTATGCTGCGTCTACAATCATCTATCTCAGCAAGAAAAAAGAGAAAGATGGAACAGAAATCGTCGGCAATATTATCAAGGCTAAGACTGCTAAGTCGCGTTTGAGTAAGGAGAATAAAGATGTGGAAATTCGTCTTTATTATGATGAGCGTGGTCTTGATAGATATTACGGTCTTCTTGAACTTGGTGAACTGGGCGGTCTCTGGAAAAATGTTGCAGGTCGATATGAAATCGACGGCAAAAAAGTCTATGCTAAGCAGGTCTACAAAGAACCCGAAAAGTATTTTACTGATGAAGTAATGCAGCAACTTGATGAGGTTGCTAACAAAGAGTTTAGTTACGGTGAATGACTTTGGATAGGATTGAATTGACAATCCTAAGGAACCTGATACATGATGAAGAGTTTCTTAGGAAGGTTCTACCTTTCATAGAACCTGATTATTTTGATGAGCGTACTGAGCGGGTGATCTTCGAAGAGATTGCCACATTTGCCCAAGAGTATGACAGGATTCTTACTCCTGAAATCCTTGGCATTGAAGTTCAGAATAGAGACGATCTAACTGAACAAGAATACAAAGACATTGGTCGTGTAGTTGACATCTTAAAAGAGAGCGAGACTCACTCTCAATGGTTACTTGACGCTACTGAAAAGTGGTGTCGTGATCGTGCCATCTATTTGGCACTCATGGAATCAATTCAAATTGCAGACGGCAAAGATTCCAAGAAAACTAGGGATGCAATCCCTGGTATTCTGTCGGATGCACTTGCAGTCTCATTTGATAATCACATTGGACATGATTATCTTGAAGACTATGAGCAACGCTACGAATCCTATCATAAACAGGAATCTAAGATCCCGTTCGACCTTGATTACTTTAACAAGATTACGAAAGGCGGTCTCCCTAATAAAACACTTAACATTGCTCTGGCTGGCACAGGCGTTGGTAAGTCTTTGTTTATGTGTCATGTCGCAAGCTCGGTGCTATTACAGGGCAAGAATGTCTTATACATCACGCTTGAAATGGCTGAAGAAAAAATTGCAGAAAGAATTGATGCTAATCTTCTTAATGTTAACATCAGAGATCTAGTCGAACTTCCTCGTCAGATGTTTGAGACAAAAGTATCTAACCTCGCTGCAAAAACACAAGGATCACTTATAATTAAAGAATATCCTACAGCCAGTGCCCATAGTGGACATTTTAAATCATTGCTCAACGATTTGGCACTTAAGAAATCTTTTCGTCCTGATATCATTTTCATTGATTACCTTAATATATGTGCTTCCTCACGCTATCGCGGAGCAATTGGTGTCAATTCATATAGCTATATCAAGGCAATTGCTGAAGAACTTAGAGGGCTCGCTGTCGAAGCAGAGGTCCCTATCGTATCTGCCACCCAGACCACTCGCTCTGGTTATAGTAGCAGTGATGTTGACATTACTGATACTAGTGAGTCCTTTGGGCTCCCTGCTACTGCTGATCTTATGTTTGCCCTTATTTCATCTGAAGATCTTGAAGGACTCGGGCAAATTATGGTGAAGCAGTTGAAGAACAGATACAATGATCTTAATGTGAATAAGAGATTTGTCCTAGGAGTTGACAGGGCAAAGATGAGGTTGTATGATTGTGATCAGTCTGAAGGTGGAAGT